GGCTCACTGCGGACAGCTGTATCTATGTGCGTTATTATCGGGCACTTCCAGTGTTTTGGTGTATGGTGACCGTCGTCAGATACCCTATATAAACCGGCTTCTCACCATGACCGTGGTACACCATAAGCTGGATGTTCAAGGGGTGGCGAGACGCAATATTACCTATAGAAATCCTAGAGCAGCCGAACCGTACTTAAGGCAGTTTTATCCCGACTTACAGTTCGGACCGGACGTACTGGAAGGAAGGAATACCAGGTTGTTAACGACCAATTGGAAGGAATCTGTGACCAGGTACAAGGATTATCACATATTAGTGTTCACGCAAATTGAAAAGGAAACTGTGCTTGATTACTGTAGTGGTAACGTCACGGTTAGTACTGTACACGAGGCTCAAGGTGCAAGTATCATGAACGTTTTGTTGTTGCGAATATCAACGTTTTATAATTCTATATATGAATCACCGGAACATGTGTTGGTGGCGATGAGTAGACACAAAAACTCTTTGGTATATGTATCTCCGGTTAACGACATGGTTTATAAACTTTTGCATAGTGAAATAGATATCACAAACAAGGTAGAGGAACATGCCGATGTTGAGACATTGGATATTCCCGTGCAAGAGCGTTTCAATCTATCGACTTACGAATGGAGCGTAGTTAATTCGGAGGTTGGTCTGAACCTGATCGGGGAACCGGGCGACAAAATGGAGATATTGGCGGACGATGGATTTATAAAGGACTCTTCGGAGTTATCAATACGCAGGCTTATACCTTACATTAATGTTGACCACTCAAAGATCCCGATAACCGACGTACCCGCGGATTACACCTTGCCGTCATACGGATGTATGCAGGCGGTATTGGACATAATCGTGGATAGGCGAAATGATGAAAGTTTGTTATTAAAGAGAGAGAAGATGATGTATGATTACATGACACGTTCAACGCCTAACCTACGGTTTAACCCATCGATGATTGATTGTTCCGTAACTGAGGGGGACTACCTAAAACCGAAGCTTATAACTCCGCAGCCTACGTTTTACAGAAACGACCTTAGGTGTGTGCTCGCATCAATTACAAAAAGGAATTTAAACCCGCCATCTTTGGCGAGCGGAAGCAACATGGCTGTTGTCAACAATATAGTGAACCAATGGTTTAATGTGTTTGTGGACAATACTAAATTCGACGAAATAAAACAACAAGTTCAGTGGGATTCCAAGTCAATATATGAAGAATGGTATTCGACCCGTTCTTGTTTGCAAAAATCCCAGATTGATAACGATCCTTACGACTTAACCAGTTCGAAAATATACGTAGGATCAATTAAGCCCTCCGTGAAACCAATCGTCGACTGCTCCGTGAACGATGAACCACCGGCGGCTCAAGTCATCGCGGCAATGAAAGTGAAGTACCTATACACTTTTAGCACTGCCATGAAGTATTTCACCTTAATAATGGTATGGGCACTAAAGGAT